TTTTGATTTTCTTGTTGATTTTGATTTTCTTGTTGATTTTGTTGTTGACTTTGTTGACCATTTTGAGTTTGTGTTGGTGCATCATCAACATACTTATAAAACAGTTGTTGTTGTTGTGATTGTTGTGATTGTTGTCCTGATTGCTGTTGTCTTTGTTGTTGTGATTGTTGTCCTGATTGCTGTTGTCTTTTATCCAATTCAATTTTATAACTGATGTCTCCTCCCTTATCATCAATCATGTGGCATGCTTTTATCTTTGCATCATCTGTAAGAAATTTATAATTTACGGAAAAAAATATCATGAATAAACATAAATTATCTTTGATATCTTCGATTTTAATTGGTTTGCGTTTAATGCCTTTAGATATAATTAATGTTTTATGTTGTATTATAAGAAGTAAATGCGAAACATATATCGTGTTTATACAATCATGAAAATCCTTTTTCACCCAATCAACTTTATCTTTATATCGTATCCCACATATATCATATATTGTTGAAAAAAAAGAAGTATCGAACGTATATTTTAGTATACCTTCTTCAATTTTATTACCGATAAAAGTTTTGACATAAGAAATAATATATTTGAAATCTTGTTTGATGAAAGAATGAATGGATAACATTTTGAAAATTTCATAACTGGGGACACATGCATCAATCATCATCTTTTTGTCTTCCAATATTGTCGGTAACTCGATAAGTGAATTTTTTTGTATGAGTTTCATCAGTTTTTTTTTATCATATCCGAGTTTGTACCTTTCAAGTGTCATATCGTCTGATATCTGATATATATTTTGATTTGGTAAAACGTACAAATCATTCTTGGATATAACGACTGATTCTATCATATTATTATTATTAATGATTTCAGGTGAAATTTCAATATATTTTGAATTGGTTTTATTTAAACAATAAATGTTTGAACCGACTTTTATGATTTTTCTTAGATGATGAATCCGAACTGATTGTTCCATGCTTTTCAATTTCTTACTAAAAAAAAAAAAAAAATCAATTTAAATATTATGAATTGGGAAATATAATCATGTTTTCAATTAGAATTTTGATAAGTCTATGTTCACTTTTTGTTGTCAATTCTGAATTTATTCAAATCAATGGAATTATTAATAAGAAAAATACAGATTTTTTTTTCCAACAGGTGGAAGATATCAGACAGAAAGGATATCATGTAAAGTATAAAATATATTTCGACACACCAGGGGGGAGTGTTTTGGATGGAATGAGGATTTTGAGTTTTATAGAAACTCATGAAGTCGAATGTCATGCCACGAGGGCTTATTCCATGGGATTTGTGTTGTTTCAGGCTTGTAAAGAAAGAAAAATTGAAAAATATGGGTCTTTAATGCAACATGATATGCAATTAAATTTAAATTACGTGAATTATCACCGTTTCCAAAGTTATTACAAGTATATCTCAAAAATATATAAGACTTTGATTGATAAACAAATTTCAAAATTGGGTATTTCAAAAAAGAAATTTTTGAATAAAATTAAAGATGATTGGTGGATAAATGCTCAAGATGCAATCTATTATAATTGTGCAGATGAAATCATATAAAAAAACAAAAATTGATAAAATAAAAGAAAAAAAAATTAATGTCATATTTACTTAGTTTATTTTTCCATGAATTTTTTTTACAAACAATGTTTTATTGTGAATTGTTTCTACTTTTGGATTTGATTTTATCTGGGTTTGGAATACAGGGTATTTATTACTTATTCCATGCGTTGCATAATATAGTCATAGGATATAAGACATATTCGAATGTATATCATAGTTTTCATATGGTGGAATCTCCACAGATGATTGAACCTGGTGTTTTTCCATTACTTTATGGACTGCATATCTATCATCTTTTGAAATATATTCGATTTATTTCTTATGATGAAATTGCTCATCATTTTTTATGTTTATTCGTAGCCATTCCCATAAGCTGCACGTTTAAAAACCGAAATTTATTGGGTTTCAGTTTATTTGCTTCTACGGGTTGGTCGACTGTTTTTCATTACTTTTCTTTATTTTTGTATAAAAATCATATTGTCAGTAAAAGAAAAACACTCCAATACAATTTTGTAACAAATACCTTTTTACGAAGTCCTTTAATTTTATTCAACAGTGCCTTTTTGATTCAGTATATGGTACAATATAAAAACATTACAAAATTGGATATATTTTTATCTATATTTTTGTTTTCAATTCTTGTAACCAATGGTTTGTATTTTCAATACAAAGTAACCGAAAAGTATTTTCAATCCATCATGGTACATAGGGAAAATGTATAAGTACATTTAGATTCCTTTTTTTTCTTGTGCATTTCAATCACAACTATATATTTATTTTCAACTTTTATCATATACATGGTAGAATATATAAAATATATTTTTATAAATTCATGAGTTTAGAAAAAAAAAAATGATTGGTATAGATGTGGAACTTTCAAAAAGTATAATTCATTCTCATTTAAACCAGAGAGTGGTTTATCCCCAATCGTCAAAGTATAAGCGTCAACGATTTACCATTTTCAATCGCATGAAGGCAATTTGTAGAAAATTTAGATTATATGGGCAGACCTATTTCATAGCATGTAATATTTATGACATTGTGGTTTATAAAGATAGAAAGTTTGTATTTTGTAAGAGCAATGCGTTTTTGGCGAATGTTTTCATGTATATGGCTTCAAAATTTGAAGATATATATCATATTTTTATTTATGACATTGTGTCATCCGAAGAAGAAAAAGCAGAGTTGATTTTGTTTGAGACAAAAGTCTTTGAACTTTTAGATTTCAAGATTCCATACATTTCCACATATTTGTTCATGAAGCAAGTTTTGCAGTTATGTCCCGAGTTGAGACTGGAAGGTCAGAAGATGAATCATTTAAAAAATCTTCTTTTTCAAAATCATAATCATTCCCCGAATCCTATCGAGAACGCAATAGTAATTCTTTCCGAATCCTGTCAAATGAAAAAACAAAAGGTTATTAATATTATCGAAAATTCATTATAAAAAAAAAAAAAAAAAGCATAATAAAATGATGTATTCACATCAATATTTGTATCAACTAATCAATGACAAAAATTTCAAGAGAAATGAACTTTTTGAAAGAGAAAAAATACTCTATCTCACTAATGATTGTGTCATTATCGTCTTTAGTTTGAAAGAAAATAAAAAAAATAAAATTATTGTAAAGAAGGTATCTGAAAAATCAAAAATATTATCAAATAATTCTTTTTTCATGGGTAGATTTGTTATTAACAAAATAGAACCAGAAGTCAAAAACTTTCGTTTTACATATGGTTATGAGATTTATCGAAATAAACAAGTTTTATATTTGGAATATTTCCGTGGGTGTACCTTTAAACATTTTATAAATTCTAATTTATATAATTCTAACAAGAATAAATTAAAATTATTTCATAATTTTGTATTACAAATAATATTATCTTTGGAATATATACAAGATAGATTTAAATTTGTCCATTATGATTTGCATTTAGAAAATATAATGATTACCCCATGTGAAAATCAAAAGGCATTCATTTACCATCTTTCGTATAAAACAATCAAATTGAAAAATCTTGGATATTTGGTGCATTTTATCGATTTTGATTTTTCGACTTCATCTCTGGTGAAAAAACCATATGTATCAAAAAAAATAATGAAATATGGATTTACAGGAATTTTTTTGTCTGGGACAGATATATTACGATTTTTTTTCTCCATGTTGAAACAAGTCGAATCGTGTTTGGATTATTTTGGTTTTCTTATCCAAACATTTATACGTTATGTCTTTAAACATTACTTTAAAATCCATTTTGAACCTGGGGATTCGAATTCATTGCGAATTCATGAAACATTATATTTTTGCATGATTAATCAAAAGCAAATATTTTACACACCCTTGAGTTTATTTAATTTTCTTTTTGAAAACAAATCGATATTACATATAGACCATTCCAATTTTATTACAAATTTTAAAATTAATTTTCATATCAATAAACACATTTATATCCCTCGATTAACCTCTTCGAAGGATGCGATTGAAATTTTTATTCGTAAATATCATAACAAATTATTGATTAAAAATCAGTTTGATATTTTTCTTTCTAGAGTTGTCCTTTCCCTTCAAGAATTACTTGATTTTTTTGAAAAGAATGATTTGATAGGAATCGAATTAGACCCGAAAATGAGAGATATTAAATACTTGCACTAATACATTCGTGATATACATTTTTTTTTTTTATTGAAAACGAAGAAGTGATTTATTGTTTTGTTTTTTGACTTCCATACTAGTATCGACATAATCCTTCACGATTTCAATATGACTGATTACCAATACATTGGTAGAGGTCATTTTTAAAAATTCAAATAAAGAACTAATGTTGGATAATTTGTCCTTGTCGAGAACGCTTACTTTTTCATCAATGATAAAGATATTTGATTTGGGTCGGATGTAAAAGTAAGAAAGACAAAATTTTAAGCAAATATCAAGAAGAAAGGCTTCCATCCCAGAAATAAAAGAAGAAATGATATGATTCGAATTGGTGAATCCAAAATCAATTGAATTTTTATCATTTCCAATTCGAAAAGATACATGTTTCGACGAAAAAGGATTCATGATTTCATTCATTTTTTGTTCCACCAAGGACATTTTTTGTTTTAACAAATGAAGAGGTAAACCGTCTTTCTCCAAGATGGTAATTAATTCTTTTTCTTTTTTGATATCCAAAGAGATTTTGTATAATTTTTGATTATTTTCTTGCCAGATGGTTTGATTAATTTGGATTTCTTCGTATTTCGACAAGAGATTTCCTCGTTTCAAATCCATATTCTCCATCATTTTTTTGAAATTGTTTTTTGCATTTTGATATTCATTGATTTTCTCCAAAATTTGAATATCGCTTTCCAAATTTTTCCTTTTCATCTTTAATTCTTCAATTAAAAGAGATAATCCTTTGATTTTTTCAGATGTTTCTTGAAGAAAGGATAAAAACGTGTTTTCGGGGTGTTGTTTCCAGGTATCACAATGAAAACATCGATACAAAAAATCCAAAACATTTTTTTTATTTTCATATAAATGAACAAATTTTTTTTGGACTTCTAATTCTTCAATTTTTTTTTTATAGCCCTCTTTTTGTTTCTGTTTCTCCATCTTTTCGATTTCGCGAAACCATAATTCGTAATCTTGATGTAAATCTATTTGTTTTTCCAAAGCATCAATTTCCTTCTTGTATTGGAAATCCTTTTCCCAAATTTGAATGGATTCTTCTTCTTCTTTTTCCATCTTTTCTTTTTCTAAAAGTAATTCGGATTTTTTGTTTTGAAAATGGTTATATTTCTCATCATGTTGACAATCCATGGATAAAAAAAAATCAATGTCAAAACCAAATGTGTGTTTCCATTGATAATCAAGAAAAGAATAAACATGTTTATTCGAGATATAGTCCAATATCGATTTCAAAATTTCCTCATGAGCATTTTTTTCTTTCATTATTTTTTTTATTTTTTTGGAAATTTGGACATGTTTCTTTTTTTTTTCATCATTCTTTATTTTTTTTTGATAAAGAGCATACCATTCCATTTCCATCCGTTTTTTTTCATTATATTTTGTTTTCTTTTTTTTAAATTCTAAAAGACTCCATGAATCATTCAAAAACAAACGGACATGCGCATCTTCTTGAAAGGCAAGCAAATATTTATCTTTGAAATATAAAATATTTTGTTTCAATTGTATTTTTTTCTCTTGATATTCCAATCGTATTGCTTTCAATTCTTTTGAAAGTTTCAATTGCTTTTGATACCATTTATTCTGGACACAAATTTCACAAGAAGTATTAATTTTCACCTCTTTGCATGATTGTAGACTTTCATCTAAAAAAGAAATCTTTTTTTCCATTTCACTAATTTTATCCAAAAGTTGAAAAATAGATTCCATTTCAGAATGTATTTCTTCTGTAAATTGAAAATCATTTTTTGTTTGAAGATAGGTTTCACGAATTGATGCTTCTCTTTTTTTCCATTCTTCTTCATTACCAATCACTAATTCCACATTTTCATAAACCACTTCTTGTAAATTGGCGTGATATTGGTCGATTTCTTTTTCCATCTTTTTCATTTCCATCTGAATAGACTTGTAATTCAAATCTTTTGGAATTGTCTTTTTTTTAAATAATTCCCAACTTTCCAATCTATTTTGTTTCCCCATGGGCGAATACTTTAAAAAAATATCAGACTCTTTACATGATTTATAATTTTTCCGATAATATTCTACATCCACTCGAGATTGAAAAAGTTCATATTGTTTGTACAAATCTAATTCTTTCGTGACATCCTTCATGTCTTTTTCAAGCCTTTTCTTTTTCACCAAAAAATCCTTTTCATCTTGAGACCTTCGAGTCATTGAAATTTCATCATACGGATGATACATGGCATTATATTTTTGCTTAATCTTTGACAAAATATCCTTGATATTTCCCGATAATTTCATATATTCCTCTTTTAAAATATCCTTTTCCTCCATCAAAAATTGACTCAAAATGTTCTTGTCAATTTCATCATGTCTCTCATGGTCAATTTTAGAATAATATTTCTTTAACTTTGATTCAAGAATTTCCATTTGTATATTTTGATGTGCATACACATTTTCATATAAGACAAAAAATTCATCTTGATTCTCTTTGTTCTCTGAAAAATTTTTAAATAATTCATCCTTTTCCAACACGGTCAGATTTTCTTTATAATTCAATTCTGAAATGCTTTTCATTATCAAATTTAATTTTTCTCTTTCCAAAACACAATCTTGAATTTCTTTTTCAATTTGTTCCAAGGTTATCATATCGTTTTGAAAGTCATCAACCGACGTGGATAATTGACGATTCATGTGATTGATTTTGGATTCATAGTCTTCCACATTGGTTTTATATTTATTAATGAAATCTTTAAAATCTCTTAAATCCTTTTGAACTTTTTCCATTTCCACTTGATAATCCAATCCAACATGTTTCTCTTGTTGGTCTTGATACAATTTAAACTCAATCTCCTTGGATTTTAAATTTTCTTTATGAAGCTTTTCAAACGATTCTAAAAAATCATATCCATAGATGGAATTCAAAAATTTTTTTTTGGACAAAGACGTCATTTCTCGAAAACTAACTTCTTTTTGTTGCAGATAGGCATTAAAAAACATGAAATTATCAAAAGAACCAAGCATTTCTTGTATGGTTTTATTCGTCACACGACGTTGTTCCCCAGTCAATTCCGTCGTTTCACCATTTTCCTTCATGAACAATTTTGATTTTACCATAATTTTACCAGTAACACTACGAGAATATTCCTTATGGATAATATATTCTTTCGCACCAAAGACAAGAACCAATTTTCCCCAGGCATGCTTTTCCTCAAAATGAATCACCTCTTTTGGGATTCCGGCTCCATGACTATACCTCGCAATCTTGTCATACAACAATATCGATATAATATCAATAATGGTCGATTTTCCATATGTGTTGGCACCAAAAACACCAATGATGGATTTGAAATAATTCGAAAGGTTGATGTAATTTTCACCACCATAACCAAACATGTTCGAAAAAGAAATTTCCTTTAATTTATATTGTATATTGTTCGAAATCGGTTGATTTTCTTTGAACAAATTCAAAACATATTTTGAAAATTCTTTGTAGTATTCCGAACTACATTTGCTTTTAATGTAAGATAAAATAATATCATATTCACTCATGATAATTTCCTCAGTATCCTCCTCATCATTTTCAAGAGAATGGACTTGTGTTTGTCCTTGTTTCATTTGATAAGAAAAACATGCATCGGGGAATTTATGCTTTAATCTCAAAAAATGCTCTCGACTGGAGATTTCATCTTCATTTCCAATGACTTTTATCTTCCCACAAGATGCAATTTCCACATGGTCAAAATCAAATTCACAACCATCCGTTATGAATCGATTTTCATCCGAAATCTCTACAATCTGATGACGATACTCATTCTCAATAACGATATATTCTTGTGTATCATCCATGACATTCCATAATAAATACCCATGACTCTTATCATATTCATTAAAATTTTGACTAATCAAACTCGATGCGTATGCAGTAATAGGCTTTTCCCTCGAAATATAATGAAAATAATGTATATCCCCAAGTAGAACATAATCCATCCCTGTAAATTGCTCCAAATATTTTTCACCCGTGGACGATACATAACCTTTCAAATTACGCCACCCTCGAATCTGCCCATGATATAAACCAATGTTTTTGTATCCTCTTGTCATCGTTTCCACTCCTTCTGTTGTCATATCCAAGACGTCCTTGTCAAACAAAGCATCAAGAAAAAATCTCAAATTTCGGAATTGATAAATTCCAGTTTTTTTTAAATAATAACAATTTTGAATATCCCTCTCATATAAAATCGATGATATGGAATCAATCCTGTCCGGATTATGAATCAAACCATCATGATTTCCCGCAATCAAAAACGTCGGGAACAAAACTGATAAATTAGAAAAAAAATCACATGTCATTTTTTCCAACTCGGGACTCAAATCGGTCTTCGAATGTAAAATGTCTCCTGTAATGACACAAACACAACATTTCCCTTCTCTTTTGAATTCCGATATATAATTGTAAAGTTTCGAAAAAACTTTGGTATATTCTAAATGACGGGTATATAATCGAATATGAATATCCGACACATGGAAAATAAATTCAACATTTTCACCAGATTCCTCCAAAATATTAATCATCTATTTTTTTTTTATTTTAAATATATAAATAATAAATGCAGGGAGAAGAATCATTTTTTTATAAAAAACTTTTATTTTTTTTCGAAAAATATGGTATACCTACAAAAAAAAAGATATACTTGGAGATTTATCATCGACTTGACGATATTTTCATGACTGACAGTACAAATAAAAAATATATCACATCCCTCCGAAAAGATATACATGACCTTTTCCAATCAAATCATGAATCGTCAAAACTCCAACAATTGTCCATGGATACAACTTTACAAATGTATCAATCCATTTTGGAACTTTTACAAAAAATAAAATTTGAAGTCAAAAATTCAAAATCCATGCTTCCTTTACTCTATACAGAATTTGAAAATATCTACTATTCCAAGTATAACCCATTCCAAAAGATTCCATTCTCAAAAACCAAACAAAATATAAAACTCTATTTAGAAAATCAATTACTTGAAAATGAAAAATTTATAAATGACATGATTTCATTTCTTTACGAAAAATCTCCTTCTTTAAAAATTCAACAACAACAACAAAAAATTCAACAACAACAACAAAAAATTCAACAA